TGGCAACAGGTTTGACAGGCTTAGGCTTAGGCTTGCTACCAAAGAACGCAAGAAGCTGATTCCAGAATCCATGAACCTCTTTGCCAATGGCAATGACTTCATCAGCAGTAGCTTTGATCTCGACAAAAGACTCTTTAGCTTGCTTGTATAGCTCACAGCCAGCTTGGATGTTTTTGACCAAGCCAGCCGCAAGAAGACAGATACTGATTGGGTCAATTTTGTGTCCTTACTTTATTGGAAAGTTTGAAACATCATATTGATCTCTTGGCGATAAAAACGATTCTGGCTTTTCTTCTGCGCCAATTATGTTTACCAATGGTTCAACAACCAATTTTGTAAACGCAGTTGGAGAAGTCAACTTGTCTCTAGCAGTAGAAAGGTATGAAATTGCTTTTGCACCTTTAGGGTCAAGCAATGCTTTTGCCAAAGTTCGTTGAGAAAGAATAAGTGAACCACCTGCAATCGCAGCAGTACCAAGATTGTCAGTAATTTTTTGTTGTTGCTCAGGAGTCAACAAGAATGCATATCCTGTACTCAAAGCAGTCAATGGCCCTAAAACGTTCAATCCTGCTGTTGCTGTTCTATAGTTCAGACCAGCTAATGGCTTTGCCTGAACAAGACCCAATTTAGCAGCCTCATTCATTTTTTTGATTGCAGCATCTTGAGGAGTATTGGCAAACAGTCTGTTATATGTATTAGCAAATGCCTTATCTTGCTCTAAATTTTTGGCAAATTTAAGCATATTTTCAGGCGTATTAACCATAGCCTCAAGGTATCCATATCTCAATGAGTCAATGATTTCATTTGATGGCTTGCCTGACAGCTTTGATGCAGCAGTTACTGATTTGAAAAGATTAAGAATTGGTGTTTCTTTACCAGAAGCAAACAAATATCCTCCAACATCTTCAGCATTCTTTGTCAAAGCCTCTTGAATTGCATCTGTTTGAAGTCCTTGAATACCCTCTCGATATGTTTTTGTTACATTTTCATATTTTTTCAGGGAATCTTTGCTCAATGTTTTATTGGCAGAGAAGTCCATTGCTTCGTCAAACTTCTTTATCAAAGATGAAATTGTTTTTGATGCAAGATCATCTTTTTCGCTTGAAAACGTTGAAGAATATTTATCGCGATTTTCAGCAAGCCAACGACTACGAATTCTGTGCAACAAAGGAACATCTACCTGTGGAGGCAATGTACGCATTTCTTCAAGAATTGAACGTTGTCCTTTTGTTAGTGCCGCAGGGTCTGACAATAATTTATCAGCATACTGCTTAACGCTAAACATTGAGACACGAGATGCCTTATCTGTAAAGATGTCTTTATAGATTGGGTCAACAGCTTTACTTAAAGCATCTTGTCCTTGCTTAATAAAATCTTGAAGAATTTGACCAGATGAATACTGTGAAGATGTTTTTGTCTTCAATGCCATATCAAGTTCTGGACTCTTGACCAAAGACTTCAAAATGTCTTTAGAGCCAGTCACTAAAGCATCTTCAATTTCTTTTTCTTTAGTCTTGAACAAATCATATGTTGCAGGAGTTGTTGTCAACCCCTCTAAAGCAGAAAAAAGACTTTTTCCAGTCCTTTGACTTGCTGGCAGTGATGAACCATATTGCTGCAAAAACTCTTCTGCCGCTTTATTTGCATCTGGAGCATCTTTTGATGTAAATCCAAGTTTGTCAGCACCAATACGAATTGTTTTTCCAAGAGCCTTTAATACAAGATTGCCGCCTAAGTCCCAAGCGGCCTCCTCAACACCTGCTTGAGCAGCAAGTGATGCAGATGGCTTTTCTTTCTTTGTAAATTGCTCATAAGTTTCACCCAAGAAACCACCAATTCCAGCACCAGCAGCACTAGCAGGAATTCCGAGCGCAGGGCCACCAACAGCAGTTCCAACACCACCTAGTGTTAAGCCACCAATTAAGCCGCCAATTTGTTGTGGGCCAAAGGCATCACGAGAACGATAGTCTGGACTTAACACAGACTTGCTCATATCAATGTTAGGCTGTTGTGTTGAATCCTCAACAACAGGAAGTTCACTTACATCATACTGATCTGCCATATTAACCCCCAATGTATAGTTCTTTTCTTAATCTTTGAATTTCAGCATCTTCAGCTTGTGTCTTTGATTTCTTGCGTCTTACACGATCAACCAAGTCTTTTAATGTATTAAGTTTATTTTGAAACTCAATTTTTGCATCAGCATCATTGAATCCAATCAATGAATTTTTGTTTTGCTGTTTATATGTTTTGGCTGCGTTGTATGTGTACTCATTTTCAGCCAGATCATCCTTCAACAAATTGACAAGACGTTGTATTGTTTCTGGTTGTTGCAGTGCATTAGGGGCAGTTTTCTCCAAACTTGCAAGTTCTTTTGCCGCCAAAGAGCCCGGATAATTTTTAACCAAAGGAAAGATATATCGAGTACCCATAGCTTGAATAAGCTGAGTATTTGATGTTGCTTTCTTTAAATCATCTCCAACAGGAAATCCAAGTGCAATCAATGATGCAACGGCAGCTTCTTTGCCCTCTGCAAATTTTCCAGTGAATGCGTTTGTCAAAGCATTTTCAAGAGTTGCAATATTTCTTTTTGACGATGTTGATGCAGCAACAGCAGAACCAAGATTCTTGAAGTTTTCAGCACTAAAAGTTCCTGTAGCTTCTGATTCTTTCTTTTGCCCTGCGGCTAATGCTTTTCCAAGAATTCCAAAACCTTCACCTATAGTTTCTTCTATAGATTTACCTTTATTTGTGAGTTTTTCAATTCTTGCTTTTAATGTGTCATACTCGAATTTGTCTTTAACTGGGTCAAGTGTTTTTAATTTATCAACCAAATCAAATATTTCTTCTTTTGCTTGAGTCTTTGGTTCTTTTGTTGTTAAACGAGTAAGTTGAGCATTGAATTCAGTATTGAATTCTGGAGAACCTTCTTCACCTTTTTGTAAAGCAAATTTAGTTGCAATTTGAATTTCATTAGGAGTGGCTTCTGCCTTTGGTTTAGGCGAAAGAAAATCCAACTGAACTTCTAATGTCTTGATTGCATTTTGAATTTCAGGTGTTTGAGGCATTGCCTTATACGCATCAATAGCCTGTGTAATAGCAGCCGCCTGTTGAGATTCTTGAATGCGTGCAGGAATAGTTGCCTGACGTTCTTTGTTAGCTTGTGCAACTTGAATTGCAGCCTGTCTGCCAGCATCAGCAATAGCCATAGCAAACTGTTGGTCACCAGCATCAGCAGCTATCTTTGCCACTTGCATATAAGACTGAGGATTGTTAGGGTCTAACTGACCAGCCAAAGCCTGTCTACGAGCAATGATCTGCAATTGTGGGTCTTGACCACCCAAAGCGCCAGCAATTCCACCACCCAATTGGTAGCCAGCTTGACGCATACCAATAGCGGCTTGTTGGAAAGGGTCTAGCTGAACTTCATTAACCGAACGCTGGCGAAACTGCGCCATTTGATTGGCCTGATACTGTTCAGGAGATGCAAAGAGCCCTAAGATTTCACTGGTTGCCATTCTTTTCCCCTTTACGCAACTTGAACAAGTTGACCGTTAACGATTTGATACTTAGGTGCAGTGGACACGCCAAACGCATTGTTTAATGCACCAGTGACAGTTGGATTCTGAGCAACACCAGACAAGAAGTTACCAGATGCTGAGTAAGCATTGGATGGGTACATGGTAGCCGCCGCATTGGTAATGCCACTAGACAACAAACGTCCAGCTTCTGCGGTACTGGCTGTAGTCTTAGCACCAATAGCAGTACCCAAGTTCATGGGTTGCTGTGCAAGGCTCTCAAGTCCTGTGGTTGTATCCATAGCGGTAGCAAATGGAGCATAAGCAGCAGTCTGACCAGCATAGTATTTGTTCTGCAAGCCAGCACCAGTGTCAAACAAACCAGCACCGTAAGTAATGCGGTTTCTAGCTTCTTGGTCAGCTTGTGCCGCCAATGCCAAATTGCTTTGAGCAATCGAGTTGTAGTAAGCCGCCATCTCAGGATTAGTAGCCATCAGGTTACCGCCTTGAGCCGTAGCCGCACCACCACGACCTTGTTGGAACAATTTGTTTTGCAACAGTGCTAACTGGTTTTCTTGAGTAGGTGCAAGCAAAGCCTGTTGCTTAGTGATGTAGTCTTGTGCGGCCTCCTCTGGAGACTTTGCAAGATAACTTTGACCCAAGTTAAACAGACTTTGAGATGCACCAGTCAAAGGAAGATATGCGTAAGGAGCTAACTCAGCATCACGCAAACCTTGTGTCGCCAAAGCAGACAAGCGATTTTGATAGCCTTGAATCTCAGGACTTGCGGCATAACCAGCACCAGTCACATTGCCTTGAGCATCAGTCGTAAATGCTGATTGACCAAATCGAGTAGTTACGCCAACAGGACGAAACTTAGCGGCATCAGCCGCAATCTGAGCCGCACGAACTTGAGTATCAGCGGCAGTTTGAGCCGCTTGTTGGGCTTGAGCCGCAGTTTGACTAGCACCAGCACTACTCAACAATGATTGAACACCAGCCACACCAAGTTTTCCTAATGTGTCTGTACTGAGTCCTGTAAAGTTAGAAACAGAAGACAGGACGCTAGGAATCAAGCCTTGTGAAGCCACACTTGCAGATAATTCAGCGGCAGGGACAGCGGCGTAGTTTCCAGCAAGTGCAGTTGTACCAGCAGTAGCTGTACCACCACCAAGCAAACCACCACCTGTAAATGCGTTAGGAGCAACAGCTTGAACAGCACCAGCCGTTAAGCCTGAAAGCGCACCAGTAGTTAAAGCAGTCCCCAAAGAGTCCCCTGAGACTAGACTTGCTCCAGTACCTAAAGCTGCCGCACCAACTACAGCCGCAGTTGCCGCACTAGCACCCAGAGCAGAGCCAATAGCGGGGGCTAGTGGTGGAAAGACAACAGCCGCAACAGCCGCAATCGGCTTGATGTTTTTCTTTAACCAAGTGCCAAGTTTTTTCAGTCCCATATCACGCTCCTAACTCGCCAGAGGCAAGCATTTCTTTAACCATCTCACCAGCGGCAACAAAGACACCAACAATCTGATAGTCAATGTCTCCAGTAAAGTCTGCTTCTTCAGCCAAACCACTATCGACAACGGCTTGCAAGAATTGAGGATAGGCAGACTTATCTTTCAAGACTGCTTGCGCTAATTCACCAAGACGCACAAAGATATTTGGGTCTAATCCTTCTTCAAGGATAGACTCCTTCACCATCTGCTTAACTTGCGCTACTTCTTGTGCTGTTGCCATTGTTCTTCTCCTTAAATAGTGCCGTTAGCAACTACGTTGCCCAACACAGTCAAATTACCACTGGAATCAATCTTTGCGACAGCAGTAGATGAGTTGTAGATATACAAGACGTTTGAGCTTTCAACAAACGAGAAGTTTGTGAAAGTACCATCAGCCTTTGACGCAATAGCGGTTTGGATGTTGGTGAACTCAGTATCAATCTCAGTACCTTTGACAACCTTACCAGCGTTGCCAGAAGCTAAAGAGTCTTTAGCCGCAAAGTTCGTGGTTTTTGTGTAATTTGACATATTCGTTCCTTAAACCATTTTTCCATCTTTGGCCTGAATCTCAATCTTCTGGATGCTAATAGGCGCACCGTTGATCTGAACTTCATAACCAGTCTGCACAACCTTACCAAAGCCTGATGCTTGACCAACCAATGTACTCAACTGAATGCCAGCAGAGTAATACGCAACTGGTGAACCATTAGCACCATACTCAGCAATTCCATACTCAGCCACCGTAGTCACTGGAATATTCAATGTTGTCGAGTAATACTGACCAGAGAAGTCGTAACCCCACTTGATGACAAAGCCCTGATTTGAGCCACCAATCACCACAACTGAAATCTTCTTGACAATAGATGTGATGCTGATGTTGCCAAGGTCAGCATAGTTGGTGAAGTACTGCATACGGTAGCTACTGGCATGGTCAAGGTAAGTACCATACTTTCCAACATAGCCGTTCTTACCAATCAGCAAATCACCATTGCGCTTAGAGTAGAAACTAGTAGGCTCAATAGAGTCCCAAGTTGTAACCCTTGCAGAACCATCTTGCAGTTGTGCCTTAGTGTCAAATACATACGTCACCTTGGTAACTGGCAAGTTCAGCAAATAGAAGCCATTGGATTCTGAGTAACAGCCTTTGATGTTAGCCATGACTTCAGAGTAGACGTTAGTCATCAAGTCATTGCGTACATTCTTGGACAAGTCACGCAATGGTGCAGACTTCTCCTGAATGGTACGCAACAGGCTACGAACGCCACTGTTAGACAAGAAGATGATGTCTGAACCAGTCGTAGCGATCGAGTCTCTAGACAAGCATCCAATGTCTCCAATGGTGTCACTCAACGTCATTGTGGAAGGTGTTGTAGCACCTGAGTAGATCAAGATTTGACGCTTGCCAAAGATGATGAGAAAGCCGTTATGGGCAGAAAGTCCCATGATCTGATCTGAACCATTAGGCCAAACCTTAGACACATCCAATGTGCCTGAAGTGCCACCAGTCCATACATGACCAGCCAACAAGTCAGAGAACGTAATGGTCACGTTGTCAGTTGTAGTCTCAGCAACCCACAAACGACCAAAAGACGATGTAACCACATTGGCAGATGGCACAGTACCAGCATAACCAGTCTTCTCTGAAACTCTGCGGAATGTCGTGGTGCTAACAGCAGGGTCATAAATCAAAGGCGTATGACCTGACTGAAAGAAGTATGTAATGCCATTCAAGGATGCACATTGCCAATTGTTTGCTGTGATGGTGGGTGCAGTACCACCCCCCCCATAGGTCAACTCAACAACAGCATTAGAACCGTCTAACTTGAACAGTTTGTTGTTGCCAGCAAAGAGGACAGTCAAAGTGCCATCAACTTGCACTAACTCATGGATGACACCAATGTTGTTTGCGCCAAGATTGCCAGATGAGGAGTTAACTCGTGACCAACCTTTGCGTGAACCAATACGACCATACTGGTCAATCACACAGTTAGTAGCAATAGACGCAAAACCAGCCGCTAAATCTAATGGCGAGTCTTGCGTATTGAGGCCGTAAAACCCCGGCGCACTAATTGAAAAAATTTGAATTGGCTTGCTCATACAGGCACAAATTCCTGATTCTCAGGGTAACGAGTGCCTTCCAATGCAATGTAGTCAGACAGCATCGACTTGTACAAGGCATAGGCTTCAGATGAACTCAAGCCACCATCTTCACCACGTTCAACCAATGCACGAGCATAAGCATTCTGTGAGACTAAAACATCAGGGACAAGCACAACAGTCGAGTCACTAGACAATGTGGCTTGTGGCACTGCCAAGCTGAATGGAATGCTGTAAACACCATCAGGACGAGGGTAAATAGTTACCTTGGTGTCATAGCTACCATTAACGCCATCAAAGGCGTAGTAGGTAGGGATGCCATTTACAGGAGTAGAGAAGTTCTGATAACGGTTCATTGTCACAAAGTCAATGTTCCGCATGGATACATTGCTGGTGACGTTAAGAACGTCAAGAACTTGGAATTTTTGACCAGAACCAGTCAGGGCATAAGAATAAGTACCAGCCGTGGTGCTGAGAGTAATAGTCGTGCCTAAGACGTTCCAAGCGTAAGCATCTTCAACCTGACGCTTTGCGTCATTGACAAACTTGCCAATCAAAGTTGAATAGTCGTTAGCAGTTACAGTGGTGACGCTAGGCTCACGCAACCGAATCAGTACATCGTTAACAAGTTCTAAGTATGTCATCTGCTTTTCGCCTTTGCTTTGTTCCTTGCGGATATAGCTTGAGCTTTTGCCTTTGCGTCAGCTTTGGAGTTAGCACCCCAAGCCTTTAGCGAAAGAAGCAGTCTTGTCGGTTCACCTTTCTTGTCGTATTCAGGGCCATCATTGCCACTCATACGAGCCAAGAAACTTGCTCTGCGAGGGTTGTCCCCCGACTTTACTGGAGGCTTCAAATTGCCACCAGTTGAAGCATTATAAGATGCTCTACCCTTGGCATTCAAGCCGCCTTTTGGATTTTGACCAGCTTTTGTCTGCCAAGTTGGAGTCTTCATTTACTTCACCTTTTTGGGCTTCTTTGCAGTCTTAGCCGCCTGTTTGAAGTCAGCGGCTGTAGGTGCGGCTTTAGAACCTACCTTGTTCATCTTCTCGCCAGAACCAGCCTTGATACGAGCTTGTTTGGCCCGAATGTTGGCGTAAAGTCCTTGCTTCATTTCATCTTCTTCTTGGGTTTGGCCTTACCAGCCTCACTCAAAGCAATGGCAATAGCCTGTTTTTGGCTCTTAACCACAGGGCCACCCTTGCCAGAGTGCAAAGTACCTTCCTTGTACTCACCCATGACCTTCTTCACTTTTTTAGCAGATTTAGTCATTTTCATAGGGTTTCTCCTTAGTACATGATTTTGGCGGTGATAGTGCCAGTAACATAAACGGTGCAATTGGCTCGCAAATACTTAGGTGCATTTTGGACAGTGATGATGCCGTTAGCAGTCAAAGCAGTGCCAATGGTTGACCAGTTAGTACCGTCAAGGCTACCTTGCAAAGCAACAGTGGCTGATGTGATACCTGAGACTTGCAAGAATGCTGGTTGACCAGTATCTACTTGAACTGCTGTAGATGCGCCAGTTGCGCCAACTCCATTAAGGAGTGTGATGGGTGCGGTTAAAGCTGACATTATTTACCTCTTGAAGATTTCTTCATCATGTTGGTAGCGGTACGACCACCACGCATGGGCATACCCATTTTTGGCTTGCCAACAGCAATCATGACTGTTACAGGAATACCCTTTTTCTTGCCATACTCTTTGGCTTCTTTCTCGCCTTTTTCAGAGTAGGGAAACTTCTTTTTTCCGACCATAGGCATAGCGTTCTCCTTATTTCCAGATACGATCAACAATAAAGGT